TTTACCGTGAAGACCAATTAGAGTTCAATTGGCAAGGCGAGATTGGAGAAGAACATGGCACTCATTGACAAACTCGTCGCCATCGAACGCGAGCACTACACGCGGCTCCAGCAACTCCAGGACGAGCAGGAACGCGCCATCGTGCGGCAGGCGCTCCAGGCGGAACGACGTATCATCGAAAAGCTGCGGGCGTTCTTGCCGCAATTCGAGACGCAGCGCGTTGCACGGGAGTTCCGCATCCTCAACACAGAGGCGAACCGCATGGTCGTCACGGCGATTGTGAACGCCCTCGGCGAGGAACTGAAGGATTTTGAGGACTGGGGTACTGAGTGGATGGCTGAGGCGCTGCGCCAGGGCTATGAGGCGGGGAGCGAAAAATCCGCCGCCGTCGGCTCGGTGGGCTACGGCCGGGACCTTGAAGTCGCCTTCACTGCGAACGATGCCGCCGTTTTGGAAACAGCTCTCACGAAAGGCTACGGCAAGGAGCTGCGGGGACTCGGGAAAATCAAGGGTATCACGCAGGAAACGTCCGACCTGATTCGCGATACCCTTGTCCGCGGGCTGCATGAACGGCTCACACTGCCCGAACTGGAGCAGCGGCTCTACGATGCGGAGACGGGGTTGACTTCGCTGGAAACCATCGATTCGCGTGGGGTACGGCGCGTGCTGAGCTTGCGAGCCCGCTGTCGCCTCATCGCGCAGAATGAAGTGGCGGAAATCTACCAGATTGCCGCGGTGGAGAAATCGCGGGACATCTTCGGTGATGACCCGCTCTGGCGCTACGGCTCCGTACCCGAATGGACGCGCATGACCGAGTGGTGTAAGCGGCGGTATGGTCGTGTCGCCAAGGTCTCGCAGTGGCACGACGAAGTATGGGTGCGGGAGCAGTTTGGCGACTCGCGCACGGGCACCGGGCACATCCACGTGAACTGCCGCCAGAGCGGATTTCCCGTGGACCCCACGTGGGACCTCGATCGGCGGTGATTCTCGCTCGCTTGACAAATTGGCAGGGATATGCTATAGTGAATGCAGAAGCACCGTGCGCCTGAGACTTGTTGTGATTAAACGCTCCGTCCGGTACCGGAGGACGGAGCGTTTTTGTTTGGCACACAGATTCAGCGTTCAACAGACTCAACAGGAAAAAATGGCTTCCACGAAACATAAACGCCAATACAAAGCCCGCGAGATTGTTGAGGCGCTCCGTCTTTCGCGTGGGCTCGTCTCGCAAGCTGCCGAACGGCTGGGCTGTGACCGGGGGACGATTTATAATGCCATCAAGCGCTACGAAACGGTGCGCAGGGCGCTTGACGATGCGCGCGAAGCCATGTTGGACCGGACCGAGTCCAAGCTGTTCGAGAACATTGAGCAAGGGGACAACACGGCCATCATCTTCTACCTGAAATGTATCGGGAAGCGGCGAGGCTACGTCGAACGCCAGGAAGTGACCGGCGCGGACGGTGGCCCCGTGGAGATGCGTGTCAAGGGATACGTGAGTGTCAGTCCCGATGACTGGCCGGAGGGAGACGATGCGAACCGCACCGACGGATAACATCCAACTCATCGCGCCGTTCAAGCCCTACGCCTGGCAAATCAAGGCGTGGCGCGACCTCTCCCCCATCTTGCTGCTGACAGGCAGCGCGGGGGGTGGCAAATACCGCCTCGCGGCGGAGAAGCTGCACGGCTACTGCAAGCGCTACGCAGGGGCGATGGCTCTCGCACTCCGTAAGACGCGCGAGAGCATGACTAACAGCACCGTACTCTTCATGGAGCGGGTTATCATCGGCGACGACCCCGCGGTTCGCCATTTCCCCAGCAAGAACCGCTTCGAGTACGCCAATGGCAGCATCCTCGCCTACGGCGGCATGAAAGACGAGGCTCAGCGCGAGCAGATTCGGTCTATCGGCCAGCAAGGCGGGCTCGACATCGTCTGGCTGGAGGAAGCGAACAAGTTCACCGAGACCGATTTCAATGAAGTGCTGGCCCGCATGCGCGGCACCGCCGGCCCGTGGCGGCAAGTCCTTCTCACAACCAACCCCGATTCTCCCACCCACTGGATTTACAAGCGGCTCATCCAGAATCACGAAGCCTCGGCGGTCTACTCCACTGCTGCCAACAACCCCGCGAACCCCGACGAATACCTGGAGACTCTTGGTAAGCTGACGGGCGTTCTGGGCATGCGCCTCCGTGAAGGGCGATGGATTCAGGCGGAGGGCGCGGTGTATGCCACCTTCGACCCGCAAATCCATGTGCTCGACTGGTTTGAACCGCCCGCATCGTGGCGGAGGATTCGCGCGATTGATTTTGGGTACACGCACCCGTTTGCCTGCCAGTGGTGGGCGATTGACGAAGATGGGCGCATGTACCTGTACCGCGAAATCTACCATACCCAGCGTCTCGTCGAAGACCACGCCCGTGAGATTCTGCGCCTCTCGGCGGGGGAGCGTATCGAATACACCGTCGCTGACCATGATGCCGAGGACCGGGCGACGCTCGCGCGGCACGGCATCCACACGATACCAGCAAAGAAAGACGTTTCGCCAGGCATCCAGGAAGTGCAGTCGCGGCTGCGGGTCGCAGGCGACCGTCGACCACGGATCTTCGTGCTCCGCGGGGCGCTCGTGGAGACAGACCCTGCGCTGGAACAGGCACATCTGCCGACCTGCAGCGAGGAAGAGTTTCCGATGTACATCTGGCCGGACACTCCCATGGGCCGCGGACGGGAGGCTCCTGTGAAAGAGCATGACCACGGCATGGACGCGATGCGTTATGCATGCATGAGTCTGATGGCGACACCGCGACGCCGATATGCGCGAGGACGGGGGATATGATGGTGCTCTTTATGCACATCGACTGTGTGCGGGGCCACTCCAATGCGGAGACGCAAGCGCTGGATATAGAACTCTACGAGAGGGCATGGCGATGGCAGACGACATGCTGACCATCTTGAAGGAAGAGAACACGGAGTTCCAGGCGAAGAAGACCGAACTCCAATTCTTCCTGGACAGCTATGAGGGCGGGCAAGACTACCTCAACAGCGGGGCCATCTTCTCGCATGTGCGCGAGACGACGAGCGATTACAACGACCGCAAGAAGCGGGCCTGCTACTTCAACTACTGCCAGCCGATTGTGGACATCTACGTCTCGCATCTCTTTAAGAAGCCCATCGCCCGCCAAAGCGAGGGATACCAAGAGGCGCTGGAGGCGTTCTGGCCTGACGTGGACCGGCGTGGCCATGACCTCGCGAGCTTCATGAAGGAAGAGGTCGCTGTCCCATGCCAGGTGTTCGGCTACACGTTCGTGCTCGTGGACAAACCGCAGTATGGGCCTGACATCCTCACTCGCGCTGATGAAGAGGCGTTGGGGGGGCTGCCCTACTTCTGCGCTATCAGCCCGCGGTCAGTCATCAACTGGAGCGTGGACCGCTACGGCAAGTTCTACTGGCTCCGCTACGTGGAAGATGTGGCCGCAACCGATGACCCGTTTGGCAGCGGGAAGAAGACGCGGCGTTTCTGGACATGGACGCGCACGGAGTGGAACCTCCATGAAGAAGTGAAGCAGGAGGGCGGCACGCTGGCCGTGCGGGAGGTCGCGCGAGGCGTACATAACCTGGGCGAGGTGCCGGTGGTGGTGTTCTACAATCGCCGAAGCAAGAAGTACCAGGTGCCTGGGGTCTCGGCCATCCAGGACATCGCGTACATCAACCGTTCCATCATCAACGTGTGCAGCCTGATAGACGAGTTTCTGTATCGTCAGTGCTTCAACATGCTCGCGATGCCCGATGAGGGGAAAGATGTGGCCGAGGAGCAGGAAGTCGGCGTCTCGAACATCCTTTATTATCCCGCGGGCGAGAGAGCGCCGACGTTCGTGACTCCGCCCACGGGCCCTGCGGAATACATGCAGGCGTGGATTGACACGCTGAAGACGGAGATTTACCGTCTGGCGCGGATTCAGCACACGGACGCGGTGCCGCGGGAGCAGAGTGGTGTGGCGAAGGCGTGGGATTTCCACGAGACGAACCAATCCCTCGCGGACAAGGCGGACAACATGCAATATGCCGAGCAGGAACTCTGGCGGTTCTGGCTCAAGTGGCAGGATTTGAAATCGGACGTCACGGTGGACTATCCCGAGGAATTCGACATCAAGGCTGTCAATGCGGAGCTGGAGGAGGCGCTGCAACTGAAAGCGCTGAACATCTCCCGGACGTTTACATCGGAGTACATGAAGAAGCTGGTACGTCGGCTGGACGACAAACTGCCCGCCGGCGTGCTGGAAAAGATAGATGCGGAGATTGACGCAGTGAATGCCGTCCTGACGCCGAGCGAGGAGGACCTGGCGCGGCGGGCGGCCGAAAGGATGGTGAGTGGTGGCTAGAATCGAAACGCCGGTCGCCAGTGCGGCGCGAACGACCAGCGGAAATTCCGGGGTCCTCGGGGGGCATTACGGCGACTTCACAGAGATTCGCGCCCAGCTCGAGGTGACCGCAGCCAGCGGTACAACCCCCACGCTGGACGTGACGATAGAAGACACGGTGGATGGCACGAACTTCAACACGGTGGGCAGTTTCACGCAGGCGACTGGCACGACGCGCGAAGTGATAAATATCACGACAACGTTTGCGGACCGATTGCGGGCGTCGTGGACGGTAGGCGGCACGAGCCCCAGTTTCACCTTCTCAGTGAAATGGGTGGTGAAGTAAGGAGGACAATCATGGCGAAACGAACGACCTCCAAGCGAACGGCCTCCCGACCCGGTGGGGGCGCGCGGTTCGAGCGGCTTGTGCGGGAACTCATGAGGAAAGGCTACACCCGCGAGCAGGCTGAACGCATCGCAGCCGTCATCGGGCGGCGAAAGTACGGCAAGCGACGATTCCAGAAGATGGCGGCGGCTGGTAGACGACGGGCCGCCAAGAAGTAATCTCTCGCCGACGGGCGTAAAACGGAAAGGCAGACCATGCTTCTCGATACTTTGACGCGGCTTCCTTTCATGGTCGCTGCGTGGCCCGACGGGGCTGAAAATACGGAGTCATCGACCGACGGGTCGCAAAACACGGGAAACACGTCGCAGTCGGACGCTGCGGCGGGCACGACCGATGCGCCCACAGACGGCGCCCAATCGTCTGGTAAAGTGGAGTTCTCGCCGGAACAGCAGGTGAAAATCCAGGAAATCATCGACCGAACCCTCGCCAAGGGCATTCAGCGCGGTCAGCAGCAGCTCCTCCAGGAGCTGGGATTGGCGGCGGCCGACCTGCCGACCATCAAGGAAGTGCTGGCGTCCCTTGAGAACGAGGACGAGGATGCCGAGGATACGCCTGACGAGTCACAGTCTCGGGACACGTCTCGGAAAAACAGTAAGACGTCAGCCGAAGACGAGTGGCAGCAGCGTCTGGAGCAGTTGCAGCGGCAGGCGGAGTCCCGCATTGAGGCACTTCAGCAGCAGTTGCAACGGCAGCAGGAAATCGCGGCGAACGAGAAAATCAACTCGGCGCTTTCCACTGCGCTGAGTCGGTTTCCGCTCGCCGAGACGGTTGACCCGGGCGAAATCCGGGCGCTGCTGCAGGAGAAAACCCGCGTGGATGAGCAGATGAATCTGTACATCGTCGACGAGGAAGACAACCCCCGGCTCAACATGAACGGCGAGAACCTCAGTGTGGATGAATATGTGGAATCATGGCTGAACCAACGAAAGCATTATCTCGCGCGAGGGCGCGGGGGAGCGGGTTCCAGTTCGGTAACGGGGACCTCCCCGCCAAATCCGCTACAACTGGCGCTGGCAAACTACCAGCCCGGGGCGGTTCGGGAGGCGCTGGCAGGCAACGAGGAACTGCGTCAGCAGCTCCGTGACCTGCTGACGCCGTCGTCGGATGTAAACCCGTTTGCCAAAGCGCAGCAGGACACGCTTAGTAAGCGATCCTCGTCGTGAGACGAGAGGAGTAAGATACAATGGCTTCAACGACGAACATGACCTATACCGCAGCAGCTTCCGTGGGGGAACTCGTCCTCGCGGAAATCATCGACGCGCTCATGGTGGATGCTGCCTATGTCTTCACCGTGGCTGCACCGCTGGTGCGAGTGAAAGATTTGCGCGGCACGAAGACGAACGTGGCCAGCTTCCCCAAGTGGCCCAAGCTTTCCGCTGCCGCAGTCAATGAGAACGCTGACCTGTCGAACACGCTGGTGAACACCACCGAGACGAGCATCACCTGCGGCGAAGTCGGCATCATGGTGAACGTTTCGGACAAGGCCGTTGAGCAGCAGGTCATCTCAGGGGCGCAGCTTCAGCGTATCCAGGAGACCCTCGGCCTGCCACCTGCCGCAGCGCAACTGCTGCCTGCTTTGATTCCCTACGCAAATGAGGGGGCTAAGGCCGTGGCGGAGAAAATCGACACGGACCTCATCGCACTGGCTGCTTCGGCTGGCTTGAGTGCAGGAACGTCCGGGGCCGACATGCAGCTCGACGACTTCGTGACGGCGCTCTACAATCTGGAGAACGCGAATGCCCCGAAGCCGTATTTCTGCGTGCTTCATCCGATTCAGGTGGCCGACCTCCGGCGTGACATCATCAGCAACGGGACCTCTGCCTTTTCGCTCATCCCCGATGAAATCAAGGCGCAGCTCCTGGCCGCTCGCCAGGATGGCTTTGTGACGGAGTTGATGGGCGTGGGGGTGTACCAGTCCACGCTTTGCGCGTCGGTCAATACGAACGCTGACCGTCAGGGGATGATGTTCCCGAAGAGCGCGGCACCGCTGAACGCGACCAGCCCGCTCGGGCTCGCCATCTCCCGCGTAGTGCGGGTGGAGTTCGAGCGAGACGCCTCGCTGCGGAGCACCGAGGTGGTCATCACGGCGGACTACGGCGCGGGGGCCATCAATACGGCGTGGCTGACGGACGTCACGACCGACCACGAATAAACCGAACGGGGCCGGCATCCGCTGGCCCCGTTCGCATGAGGTGATATAATGCAGGAGCAAACTGGACTCACGAAGGAGGAGCAGCAACTCTTGCGACGCCTGCTCGCGAAGCAAGCGGCGCTGGACGCGCAGACGCCCTACCACGAGCAGTGGCTCGCACATCCGAACCGGCAGGTGCAGACAGTCATCGGTCCGCTTCCGAAGCTCGTGAAAGCGACGAGTGACCGGATGTACCGCGACATGATATCCGACGGGTGGGTACCTGCCGAGCAGAGCATGCTGGATGCGTACCAGGAGATGATTGACATCCCTGGGAACGTCCTCGCGGAGGAAGCGAGCCGCATCAAGGCCAAGAAGGCCGAGCAGGCTGTCCTGGAATACTACGGCAAGCTCGACCCCGACGAAGTGCCTGACCAGTGGCGCGAGAAATTGGACGCGCTCAAGGCGAAGAAGCAGGAGAAATCCAATGGGACGCGAAGCCGTGGAAAAAGTGCTGAAGCGGCTGAGGAATAGCTACGAACGGTCGCATGGCCACCGCCCAGACGCGAAGACGGAGCGGCAGCTTCGCCAGTACGTCGAGTGGATTGGAGAGGTGGCCGACAAGCGCAATCGCATGAAGGACGCAGGCCCCATCCGCGTTCGGCGAGGTGAATGATGGCGACGCGCGAGAGTTACTGCAACACGAGCACAGACCTGCTGGTGCATCTGCGCATGCTCGCCAGCCTCTATGATGACGAGCAGATACTCGTCAGCGGCACGGACGGCTCCATGACCGCGGGCAGTACAACGTTCACCAGCGCAGGGAGCACGTTCGTGTCGATGGGCGTTCAGAAGTACGACACGCTCATCATCACGACGGGCCAGGACAACGCCGGCGTGTACCATGTGACGGCAGATGCCACCTCTGAGACCACGCTGACTCTGAATCGCAAGGCGGCGGTGACGGCCTCCTCTCTTCAGTTCGTGGTCACGTCTCAGTTCCGCGATGTGTGCGAACGTGCTACGCTGCTCGTGGATGACGATTTCGCCGACCTGAGTGTGGTCGTCGCTGTCCCGTTCAACCGCCTTCTCCTCAGCGCAGCCCTCTCCTCCGATGACGCCCTCGATGAGACCATCCCCCTCAACCCCGCGGGCTACCTGCTGGACGTGAAGGTTTCCGACGCTTCGGCGTACCCTGTCACCATCACGCTGACGGGATACACTGAAGACCGTGATTGGGAAGATGCACCCAGCGGCGGGGAGACGACGGCGACGGAGGCCTTGGTCTTCAGTTCCGCGGGAACGCAGCAGACGAGCACCCGCTGGACGAAAATCACACAGGTGGCGAGCGATTACACGACCGATGGTACCGTCGAGATTCGCCTGAGTGTCCCCGAGCGGGTGAAGCACTTGACAGCGCTTCGGGCAGCGATTCTCATCGCTCAGTCGCAGTATCAGCAGCTCATGCCGAACCTGTCCGACTGGGTCGCCGAGCTGGAGCAACAGTATCGCCAGCAGGTCGATGACTACCGCAAGGGCTTGATGCGGCTTGCGGAGTTGACTGAAGGCACAGTACAGCGGTCGCGTTCGACACCGCGGAAATTGGTGCGGGGGTAGCCATGCTGTTCAGGGTCCAGCGTGAGACAAGGCGTCCACCAGGCGCGGCCTTGCAGCGCTTGGCGCGGGAGGTCTCTGGAAACCGCCGTCGCATCTACGGCAAGGCGGGGGCCATGATGGTCGCGCAGACCAAGCGGCGCATGGCCGGGGGCGTGGCCCCGACGGGCGATAGGTGGATGTCCCTCTCCCCCCGCACCATCGCAGCAAAAGGGCATGACAAACCGCTCTTCCACACGGGTGACCTCAACCGCAGCATCCAGGTGCTCGCGCTGAGCGCTGATAATGTCGTCGTCGGCCCGACGATGGGGGCTCAGAAGAAGGCCATCACGATGCAGTTTGGGAGGCAGCGAATTGATGGTGTGACGTTTCAGGTTCCTGAACATACCCGTCGGGCGCACACGCGAACTCAGGCGGGGAGGGTGGTCCGCGTCCGGGCGCATACCGTTCGAGCTCATGCGCGGCAGGGGAGTTTGCCGCCGATTCCAGCACGGCCCTTCCTCGGCTGGGCACCTCAGAGCCGCCGGGGTCAGCAGGACCTCCAGCAGGTCACCGACCTGGTAATCACCGAAATTCGGAGGCACGATGGCGTCTAGCGCGAACTATGAGACGATTATTTACGCCGCGGTGAAGTCGAAGCTCCAGAGTGAGCTGAGTGACCTCATCGCACACACCCGGATTTATGAGGGAGGGCGGCAGAATATCCCGTATGCCCGATTCCCGTGCCTCATGCTCAGCGTGGTGTCCATCACTCCCGAATCGCGCGGCAGCGACACCGAGAAGCTGGCGATGCGGTTTTCGCTGCGTTACATCGTGGCCGACTGGAGTCCGAACGACGGATTTACGAACACCACCACCGGTCTGCTGGCGCTTGCCCGGCGCATCGACAGCGCCATTTGGGCAGGAGCGATGCAGCAGCCGCCGTTCGGTGTGGGAGGGGGAAGTACGAACATCTACGCGGTCAACGTCCAGGAGCTTGGGAACTTCGCCTTCGAGGAGTTTCTCCGCAGAGGGGAGCGGGACCGTTCCGTGAGATTCATACAGAGTTTGTCGTTTATTATCGCATCGTGGATGCAGAACGATAGGAGGTTACCGTGGCTAGGGCCAGGCGCAGAAGACGCAAGCTCAAAGATAAATACATTGTCAAGAAGCGTCGAATAGCCAGAAGTGAAACGGGCGCGATTCGCGTCACGGCGGAAGTCTGGCATCTCGGCGAAAAAGGTCTTCGACTACGACCGCGGCGGAGCTATCCGACCGGGGACGACCAATGACGAGCTGAATCAGGTTATTGTCCATACAGCAATCAGAGAAACCGAGCGGCGGCAAGCCGAAGAAGCCCGACAGAAGGATTTGGAGGCGACGCTCGCCGAGCTCACCAAGCAAGACGAGTTCGAGGTTCCGATTTATGAAGAACCTGAAGGACCTGAAGGACCAGAAGAGCCTGAAGA